TTAGCCATCTCCCGCGCTAAATCAACGGGAACATTTATATAATCACTCATCAGACTGACTCTCCTTAATTATTTTATAGTTATCATAACCTTTTTCAGTAAGAGAAAAATGTGCCTCTAGATTCTCATCATACTCAACAGAAATATATTCACGATCTAACAATTCCAACATGGTATCATCAATATCTTCCATAATAATATCATAAACATCTGGATATTTTTCTTTAAGAATTTTCATATCAAAACGATATGTAAACTCATCCAGAAGCATACCATCAACTAACAACGCTCCTGCATCAACCATTTCTGCAATCAGAGCATCAATCTCATCCATAAAATCTCCATTAAATAATTGTCTCACCTGTTGGATTCGAACCAACGACATCGAAATTAGAAGTTTCGCGTTCTATCCCCTGAACTAAGGCGAGGAACCATGACGCAAAAGCATCATGGCGTAACGCATTCCATTAAAAAACCAACGGGAATCCTCATCAACAGGATTGTCTTTAGAATTATAGATATGATCCTCTATCTCTAAAGCAAACTTAATCCGATAATAATTTTCCATATCCCGCTCAAGTTCATACATTTTAATCCCGATACCTTGGCATCTGGGCTTTAGTTGAAGCACTATACTTTTCATACTGGTAATCATTCTGCTCAGTTTGAAACTGACGAATCTCATCTTGCATATCCTCAAAATCTTTCATTATTTTAAGGTAACGAGAATAAATAGCCTCTGGAATTTCAATTGTGTCATCCAAAACACTGGATGACTTATCTAAAGTATAGACAGGGTACCACGAATCTTCGGTAACAGTTACCTTAATCATTCGTCTGGACTCTCTGCAATCATCATGACGCCTCTCAAAAATGCTTCCGGCATATTAGCCGCAAGAATACCAACTGACTTGCGCGTGTCTTCGTTCATGGCATCTGAAGGTACCATAACCTTCATGGTAATACCAGTATTAGCATCAGTACAATGAACAGACAATTCATTTCCCTGATGATCTACAGTTGCTGTAGTAAGAATAGAAGCCATCACTTTTCCTTTCGATTACTAGTCTGAACAGCCATTTTAACCTGCTCAATATATTCAACAATACCCTGACCGACGCTCTTAAAAACAACCTCAAGATTAACGTAAACATCCTCTGGGTGCCCACGCTCATACATATTAGGGCCAAGGTCAACTTTCTCATAGACCCTTGAAACAATAGTCAAAAATTCTTCTGGACTAATACGCAGATCTTTATACTCAATGCTTGTCATACTTTTTCCTTTACATGTGTAGGCCAATAATAGTTACAACTACCACAACAAACAAAATCCGCACCGATAGATGCTTCATACTCATACTGAGGATATAACTCTGGGGCTTTATTGTAAAGGCTTCTACGATGAGTAGTTACAACACTATGAAGAGTTGCCCGATCAACAAACCAAGGAGGCATCTCATAATCACTATCAAGAATAAAATGGGCTAATCCAAGCCTTACAATTTCATTCCAATTATTCTCAGTCTTGTATCCACGCTGTTCCATTTCCTTAGCAACATAGTATAGGTAATCAAAAAGGGCAGGTTCATAGCCCTCAAACATCCTTGTTGCTGGATGGTTACGCCACCCCTTAGTCTGCCCTGCAAGCGCAGCGAGAATCTGACGACCCTCAAGCAACTGCTTAACCAAACGCTTATTGTCTAGTACCTTAGCAGACTCTTCAAACGTGTACTCTGACATAAAGACTTGCATGTGTTCTCCTTAGAACGAAAATGATTCGTGGTATATCTTATTATCCATAACACCTGCATTTAATGCAAGCGTAATTACATCATCCATAAAACCTTCTGACCCACATACATAAACTTCTCTAAAACCAAGATCTGGGATGTACTGACGTATGTGATTAGCAGTCATCGGATGTTCTTTTCGATCACCGATTAAATAATATAATTTCCAGTGATTTGTTAAAAACAAACTTTCTAAATCTTCATAAAGAATTATGTCATCGACACTAGAAACTCTGTAAATTAAAATAACGTCTGCCCTTTTAGGAAGTTCTTCCAGCATCGCCAAGATTGGGGTAATTCCAATACCTGAAGCAAACGCTGCTATTAGATTTCCTTCCCGCCTCTTTGAAGTAAAAATTCCGTACGGGCCTTCAGCAAAGATTCTAGTGCCGGGACGTAACCTCTTTGCTACATCATAACTATGATCACCTAAAATTTTAACAGTGATTCTAAGTTGTCCATTTCTTGGAGAGCGGGACAGGGAATACGGATGTGCCTGCCACCACCATTTTCTTGTAAGAAATCTCCACTGAAAGAATTGTCCACCATGAGCATACACTTTGTCAAGGTCTTTCCCGTTTATATAAACACTATAAACATCTTTGCTTTCTCTAATTACACGATCAATTTTTAATTTATGTTTGTAAGAGAACAAGGATGGCAGTAGGAGTCTTGTCACAAGGATAATTAAGAATGTTCCTACATATAATACAATCCACCCTGACTTAATCCAAGGGTGCTTAACAAAAATACTTCCTACTTCTAATTGATGCCCAAATGCTAGTACTACAGAAACATAAAACAATAAATGTAAAGACCACCAAACTTCATACCGCATCATGGTTCTGATTTTTTTATAACTTATAATTCCTAGTATAAACATCATTAAACCAGCAATGATTGCTTGAGGCATCCAAGGGTATTCTGTATAGAAAAGTTTAATCTGATCCATAAAAGTTTTACGAACACCTTTAGCATAAGATAAAGTGTTCATGTTTATGTGAAGAAAGATAAGCAGGAGCGCGTAGGGGGCTATTTTCCTATGCCATAGTATCATTTTGTCATGCCCTACTCCACGTTCAAGTATGGGGATTCTAGAAGACAAGATGATCATTACAAGACATAGGTAGGTTCCAGTCATAGCAAAAATATGACCAAGGGAACTCAGACCAAGTAAGGGTTTAGGTACAATAAAAATGGAACTTCCAAAAACAAGTCCCAAACCTAAACCAAAAATAGCCACAGCAATTTCGCTGCGCTTATTCATCTATAATCTCTCTTTCATCCCAAAAGGCTGATGTAAATTCATCAATAATAAATCTAACATATTCCTTTGCAATATGCATTGTTTCATCATTATATCGATGACCCGTTGAAATATATTTATCATGAAATTTTTCAGTTACCTCTTGAGTTATTCTTTCATACAGATCATCAATATTCACTTTAGACCGCCACGGTACTTCTTCTTTAACTTAGGTGCAACTCCAGCCTTGACCAAGGCCATGTATGCTTGACCGTATTTCATTTCTGCATTCATCCCCGGCTTATTGCCGACACACTTCTTCAATTCGTTTGATGCTGCAGTAAAGTTTCTTTTCAAACCTTCAATATCGTTTGACATTAATATTCCTTATCTAATGGTGTTGGGGCGGTAGCAATTGTACCGCAAAAGGTGCATTCCATTTCTAAAAGATATGCTGATATCTCATAATCCTCAAAAGAAACTACAAGATTCCACATGTTTGAGCCACAAATACATTCATGTGTAATTATTCCTGATAGATCAAGTTTATTATTCATTTAAATATCTAAATAGTTAAATGGACCACGGACACTTGTTGTAAACTCTTGTGCTGCTTCTAAAGCAATTCTTACACGATCCATTGGGTGTTGTCCTTTTGTGGAATATAAAGATCCAAAAGCCGCAGGTGCCCCTGAACCTATCGAATGATAGTTTGTTTCATCATAACCAACATTCCAATCACTCTCTACATAAAAGATTTTACCGTTATACCCAATAATCATGCAAGATTCTTTTTCTTCAAAATCATTCATAGCAAGAGTTATTCTTAATTCCGGTACAAATTTAGTGACCATATACTTAACAATATTTTTTTCTGTAACTTTAGGAGGCTTAAAATAATGTTCAACTATTTGACCATACCTAAAACTATGAGAAAAACCAATCAAAAAGTCACCACACTTAAATATCTTTGGCTCTTTTCTTAATGAAATTGCTTCCCCATCCACGGCTGCTGAATCAGCACCCATGTAAATCTTTCCATTATCTTCCAAAGCCACGATACAAGTCATTTAATTTGGTCCACCTAAATACATATTTTTATAATTAATAGAATTAATAACATCTTCTAACTGATTTGTATCGATAGTCGCTGTAATTACATTATTCATATTATTAACTTGACTATTTTGATAAATAATAAATGTTTTCTTCCAGATAGAATAAACCATTAAAAAAATCAAAGGAAGGAAGGGGAATTCTTTATTATAAATATAGTAAACGACACCCGCTGTTCCAAGGATATATGCTAAAAAATTAGCAACATAAACAGAATAGTATCCTAATTTATAAAAGAAATCAGCCATTTCGCCTCTTTGGATTGGTGGAATGAATCTTTTCAATCGCAGTCATCCAAGTATCAACCCTAGTCTCAAGATTATAATGTTCCATAACAGTATTATACCCTCTATCAGCCTGACGCTTTCTTTCGTCTGGATCAATTAATTTCTGGATAGCCTTCATCCAGTCCTTGGGTCGGAAAGCGACATTACCAGCACCCTGCTCAGAAAGCAATCTGTACTCATAAGTATCCGCTGCTACAAACGGAATACCACTAAAAGCATACTCTAGCCCCTTAAGATTACTCTTGGCCTCATTAAAAGGCAAGGTGTTTAGAGGAACTAAAGCAATGTCCATCGGTAAAAGGATGTTCCCATATTGCTGTGGTGAGGCTCCTGTGGTACCGCTGAGTCTATCTGGATTAATTCCCGCAATCTCTGCAAACTCCTGTGGCTTGCTTGGATCTATACCAGCATGATGAAAACGCAAATCATATTTATCAAGTGTTGGTCCAAGCCAACCTTTCAAAGTTTCAATATCGCCGGAACGCCAGATCATAATGCCAACCCAGCCAATTGTTGGATGGTTACGGGCAGCATCATATCTTTTAACAAAATTTTTAGGATCAAGAGAGTTTCTAACTAATTCACAATTAGAATTTGATTTAGAATAATAATCATAAAGAAACTTAGTGCTTGTAATCAAACCAGTGACATTACGATAAGTGCCAAGCATATGATTACGATTCCACAAAGCATCCTTGTCAGGGTGAGTCGTCTGAAAAGCAATATTTGTTGTAGGAAGGCCGTGAAACCAATCATCAATGTCAATGATTACAGTTTGACCAAGTTTCTTAGCCTTTTCAATATACTCGTTGGCTTCATGCCACATCCATAATTTAAAAATAACAATATCTAAGCCTCCAACGGCCTGCGGATCATTTTTAATTAACCCTCTGTTATGGCTCATCATCCTTGATTGAGTTGGAACAACTGTAAAACCTTCCTTGTCATCCCAGCCAAATTCTCCAATGAAAACTTCCCAACCCTTGTCTACCATCTTTTCTGCAGGGCCAAAAAATCTAATCCATGTACAACCACCGGGACTACTAGTAGCATAATCCCCCCAGTCAGCACTAAGCATTCCAACGCGCATTAGGAAAGACCTCCCGTTGCCACCTTAGCAGGCCAATGAACAGCAAGATTCTTTTCCAGAAGAATGTCGTTAAGACATTGATCAGCAACAAAAACATCAGCAATCCAACGACCATACTTATCATAAATATTTTTTTGTGTCTTAATGGTTACCTGCTTTTGTGCCAGATAATCAATAACAAATTGCTTAGAAACCTGTCCTTCGGGAGTCGAAAGTTCTGGACAATTAATTCTTGCTAAACGAACTCGCTCTACCTTATAAACATAAAAACCCAAATCAATCATGACATCAATCGTGTCACCATCAATAATCTTTTCTACTGTTGCTTTATACTCGTACATAATTCTCCTATTTCAATAGAAGGTGGGGGATTTCTCCCCCACCTTTTTTAGAAGCAGTTATATCGGGCACCTGCTGGCCCCCAATTGCTTCTTCCCTTTCCATTATTCCATACAATCCAAAAAGCGTGATCTTGATCAACGCGGCTCCAATGATTAATTGGAGTGTAAGCCAAATGCGACTTACCTAATTTTTTAGCCAAAATGGGCCTCCAAAATTTGATAAATTGATAAGCACCAGCACTGGACGAAATGTGACTGACAACATTATATTGACCTTCACTTTCCCTCTTTACAATGCATCTGCGAACCAATTCCCATTTAGGGTAATAATACTTACCCGTCCATGCAGAAGGCTTGATACCCTTAATGGGTCCAAGCGGTCTGATCATTTTGATTGTTGGTGTTGTTTTAACAGTTTTAACGGAACTGCCAGCCGATACTACTACATTACTTGCATTACTACTCTGGGCCATTGGTACCTGTACGACAAGTGCCGTAAGAAGGGCAATAGCGGGAGTAATAACTCGCATAAGTGGAGTCATTCATCCAGAATACTCCAATTATTATTATAAGTCAACCCTTTTAGGCTAATGTAGGTCTTAAAGTAGCAGTCAACTGCCAATTCCAGAACTGATGCTGATCAATGCGCTCTGCAATAAAATTAGCAACACCCTGCTCATTCTGAGTATCAGCGAGAACAAAAACTTTCTTTAACTGAGTTAAAAGAACTGAATTAACAAGGATCAATTCGCCAAGCATTTGGACGGGAGAAAGATTAGGATCTTCATTAACCTCAAACGTAGCATTATTAGACCATGTACTAAGGCCAAACGGAGCATCCCCACCAAGTTTTCTAATATTCTCAGAAATAGTATCAAGTGAACCATACACATCTTCATAAATTTCTAGAAAAAATGCGTGCAACTCCTTAAACAACATACCCTTAACATTCCAATGATACCCATGAGACTGAGCATACATCGCAACAACATTTGCCTGCAATAATTTTAGTTCATTAATTAATTCATCCATCATGAAACAACTTTAAACTTGTATTTTGTACCTAAAGCAGTAAGAGAAGACACGCCGGGAATACCGTTTGCCTGAGCGCCTGAATACCCTAAAGCCTTCTGCCAGTGAGCATATGCAGCGCGGGTGTTAGGTCCAAAGACCCCATCAATGGCACCACCATAATGCTTTTCTTTAGCAAGAGCCTTTTGAACAGTCACAACACTACCATTTGACTTACCCAAAACAAAATCTTTTACAGAAACTGATTTAACTGCAACAGGAACAGGTGCAGGTGGTGTCGCTGGCTTTTTAACAACAACAGCAGGAACAGGCTTAACAACAGGATTAACAACCTTACCAACAATACTAAACGTGCCGTTAGAGTTAATATGAAGTTTCTTTTGAACATTAGCAAAATCTGCTTTAGTAGCATCCCTTCCCTGACTACCGGGACTAAACGATTGCACAGCCTCTAGATGCATTTCATCACAAAACTTGCCAACTTGCCAATCCCCGCCCCATCCAAAAACTCGCTTACCGCCAGTTGTTGTGTACTTATTTAGTAAGGCGTGCATTGTATTAATTTGAGTCTGTGTCATATGGCGACCATGATCTGCCTTGAGAACATCGTAACGCATATCTGTCGCAACCGCCCCGGCGTGCTGAGAAAGACCTGCACCTGTGCGTGCTTCTCGATATGTCCATCCATCTAGTGGACCCTTATTAAGATCAATTACATGCTTATGAACTTCTGAAAGAAAAGCAGCAAACACTGGCGCTACTTCTTTACGCAATTGAACTTTCTTCTTAGTACCGGGAATGGTAATCCAAACAAGGACACCCTGCTCTTTTGCTGTTTTAATACCGGGCCATCCACCCAATGTTGTTCCTGTCATCATAAACTCCTAGTTTGAATTAGTTCCAGCACTACGATTTCCGTAACCAGTGCTTTCCTTGCCGTCTTTTTGTGGCGGTGTATTGTATGTAGAATTAAATCTAGCATCTTGATTTTGTGATCCTGCATCTAAACCCATTGTACCACCCTTTGCTGGAAAAAACACACCATCCCAGATAGAAACAGGTTCATAAACTTTATTAACTTCTTGTGGAGATTTCGCTGCCCGAACCTCATCACCCAAAATATCAGTCATGGGAGTAGTCAAACTATCCATATGATCATGCGCTTCTTCTTCAGTCTTATGACAACCCACAACTTGTCCAGTGCCATCTTTAAGAACAGCCCAACCGCCCTGACAATCACTCACATTATATTCTACATAAAAAGGTTCTGTAGAACTCCCACCAGTAAAATTCATTTTTTCCATGCCAGCAGCCTTCTGCCTTGACCAAGAGTAGCCAGCATCTCCACCCCATAGATCCCAAGCAACTCTGCCGGGACTTGGAAAACCCTCTTCACCAGAAGAAAAACCAGTTGCTTTCTTGTCTACCTCATGGCGGGAAAAAAAAGAATACATTCTTTTAACAGTAGAATCGCTTAAGTTTTCACGATTAACAATTTGATGTGCGCGACCAAGACCAATTTCAGTACCGCCAGCCTTGCCTTGTTTTTTCCATTCTAAAGCACGCTTAGCAGCGGAAACCATAGAATCTGTGGGTATGTTTTTATTATCCATTTTAATCCTAATAATGTTTTATTTAATTATATCATCTTAAGAGTTGCGAGAGGCGCAAAATTCCACAGCACACCAGCATCAGAGGACTCCCCTGTCTGCTCCCGTGGATATTTCGGATACTGTAACTATATCCATCCCAAGGAATCATCTCTCGCAACTCCGTACGCCGGGTGAGAATCGAACTCACGATACACGGTATATAAGACCGCTTCCAAAACCGCTAGGATACCGGCGTGTACTATAATATTGTAAAATTATCCACGAATTCTTGTCCATCATCTTCATGAAAAGAATCCATAAATTCTTGCAAAATGTTTGGCATTTCTCTTTTTTCGGGAAGTTGAATAACTCCACGATCTACTTTTTCTTTCTCCCACCTTTGTAAATCTAAATCTTCGTAATCATAAGTTTTTATAAGAACTTCCTGATTAAGATCCGCAGGCGTTCTACTAACAGCATTATAAATAGCCCCACATGTAGCATCTGAAAGATCCTTACTCCCTTTTCGAGGGTGATCAATTTTATCCTTAACAATTCTGAGAGAAAGCAATTCATCTATAAGTAATTTAATATTAGGACCATCGACTCTTTCTTCCATAATCGCCAAGGCCATATCTTCATAATGTTTTTTAGCAACAGAAAGAACTTCTGCATTCATCCCGTAAGCCTTTAACTGCTGCATCATATCAAAAGAATTCCAGCGGTCAAAGGTGACCATTCCAACATTAAACCCTCTATGCTTAAGAGAAATAATATAATCTTTTACTTCAGTAAAATCAACAGTCTGAGTACTTGTTGGTGTCCACCACCTTACAGCATCAACAACAATACTAGGTGCAGCCTCTTTTGTCTGATTGCCAATTTTAATGTTTACCCAATTCTCAACATGCGCCATTGACACTGCACAATGGTCATGCTTTTGAGCAAGATCAACGTGAACAAAATATAACTTATCTTCTTGTGGCTGAAACCATTCTGCGAACCTGCCATCTTCATCAACCGCAATATTATAATTCCTAAATGCTTTTTCAATTTTTTCGCGTGACCTAAAAAATGCATCTACTGCTTCTGGAGGCATACATGCAAACCTTGAAAGTGCATCTACTGGATCAGTATAAAAGTCTACTGCAAAATCGTCAATGGTTCTTGTTGGGTTAACATCCCATGTGGGTCTTTTTAAAGCAAAAACTTTAGGAACAGCATACGAAAGAATATGATCTTCTTCCCAATCAATATTAAATTCATTTTTCTCTGAACCATCTGGAAGGTCAGGATCTAATTTAAATCTATGTGTTCTAACAACAGTTTCTTTTTCAGCAACAACATCATCGTATCTTTGTTGAATAAAATCTTTTTTATAACGTGGGAAAGACAACAAAATCAATTTACCATAATCGGGGAAACGTGAATTTACTGAAGCCCTATACATTCGATAGATAGCGCCTGCAGTTTTTGCCTGCTCATGCCCACTAGTTGATTCTAAATCAAAGCCGGAAATCTCGTCAAGGATGACTACAATTACGTTGTAACCCTCCCATGATTCTCTCTGGGAGTGACCTGAGTGTACTGTAATATCTTTATCAAACTCTATACTGTTTGCTTTTGCAACGTACCGCCCCTGAAACCAACCGCACCTGTCGATTCTTGTTAGGAAACCTTTGAAGAAAACTCTATTAGCCTGAACAGCATTAATAGCAATATTAATAATATCTATACTGTCACCGGGGGGCTTTCCATAATAACGTGCTGGATCTTTTAAACACAAAAGCAGGTAAACAACATAGGCACAGGCAATAGTAGAAGTATAGTCTTTACCAGAACCTTTACCCAGTTGCATGATAACTTCATTACAAGTTTGCTTCCACCTAGTTTGACCTTCTTGCTCACCAAACAATTTAATCAAAGTTTCTTTTTTGTATATTTGAGTAGAAGCCTTAATCATTATGTATTGGTAGGTAGAAAGAGGTGGCAAATTTAAATAATCTTTTGAAGTAACAAATTCTTCAATCGTAACAGGCACCTCTTCAAAGGCGTTCTCATCTAACGCTTCTAGGAAATCCTCAAAACCTGTCAATCTTCTCTTATCACTTCTACTTGGTTCGTTACCTGAGAAAGTCTCTGTGCAACTTCATACTTACAATGATCACATTGTGAGGATACATCTCTTAAAATACCCATTAACAATGTTTGTTTACGTTCATTGTCGATAATCTTATCAGCCATTTCATTGTTCTCTAGAAGGCCAGCACGATTAAGCATGTCCATGCGTTTTGCTTCTGTATCTGCAACTAATTTTAAAGCCCCCGCCTTAACACTGTACTGTTGATTTGAATCAGCCTGCTCAACTGTTTCCCATGCCCGATTAATAATCATGGCATAATGCTGATCAGCAGCCGCTAAAGCCTCTCTAGCCCGAACATGAATACTATTATCATTATGAACAATATTTTTCCAGTCTTCAATAAGTTCAAGAACGGTGG